GCCGTGCCTGCGTCGGTGTCTGTCACAGTTATTAATCCATCAACAAACTCTATAACATAAACTCCAATCCCTGCTCCGGTGATTGTCCCTAAAGTATTAGTTGCACCATCACCTGTAAGCTCTATACCGTTGGCGATTACAACAAAAGTAGCAGCCCCAGACCCAAGAGTCGTTGATTGCAGTATAGAATTAGTTATCATTGTTCCAGAAACTACTGCGTCTGATTTAATAGTCCCAGCGGTAAACTCCCTTATTACATCAACATCATGATTAAAATCGAAACGGTCCTCGTCTTCCATATAAGTTATTGAACCCTGGGAAGTTACAGCGTTAAATGCCAGGACTACATCTGCATCGGTGGCAATTGCACCAAATATTGCAGCCGAGACATTATTGGTAAAGTTTGCTTCCTGAGAACCAGTTATTTTAGCCCCAGAAATACCTGAATCACTCGTAATAGCCCCTGCGGTAAATGCACCATCTATATCAACTGTACAACCAGAGAAATTAATAGACCCCCCTGCATCAAAAGTTATTATTTCATTCCCAGTTATACCTATTACCCCGCCAGTAGCCATTAAAATGTCATCAGTAACCTCAATATCTGGGGTTGTGATCTTAGTAGTAAAGGAAGGAGACCCTGCTCTTACGGGAGCACCTGTGCCAATTGCAGTCGTCCATACTGGGGCTGATCCTGCACCCCCACCAACTAGTAATTCTGTGGTGGCACCATCGTCAAGTACTAATAGTTCGGCATCCGATATTGAGCTATCGCTTCCATAGGTAAGTCCAGCAACATTGGCATCAGACGTTACCGAGGTTGCAGTAAAAGCACCATCCACGTCTACAGAGGCACCACTAAAATTAATACTTCCCGCGGCGTTAAATGTTATTACTTCATTTCCAGTTATACCAATTACTGCACCATCTGCCAATAAAACATCATCGGTAACTTCTATGTCTGGGGTAGTTATTTGAGTAGTAAATGTAGGAGAATCAGCCCTTACCGGAGCCCCTGTTCCAGAAGCGGTAGTCCACACCGGGATTACACCAGCACCACCACCAACCAATATTTCCGTTAAAGCCCCATCATCTAATACTAATAGTTTGGCATCCGATATTGAACCATCAGAGCCATAATTGGCAGCGGACACAGTGGTGCTTGCCTTAATAGCTCCGGTAACGTCAAGTGCAACAGATGGGGCAGCAGTATTAATGCCAACGTTCCCATCGGGAGCGAAATTAATATCCGCTTCCGCACCTCCAGGATCAATTGTGGAAAATGTTGTATGCCCATCATCAAGTATTACTACTGTCATATAATTTGTAGCGTCATAACTTAGGCGAAACTGTTCAGTTGTTACAGTTGTACTTAATTTACCAGTTCCGGTAATCGTAGTACCAGATAAAGCACCATCAGACGCTATTGTTGCAGCAGTCAAATCACCAATCGCATCAAAATCGTTGTTACAATCTAACCTATCATTGTCCTCGTCATAGGTAATTGTACCATCATGATCTTCACCGTTAAATAATATCCGATAATCTATCCCTGCGTCCCCTGTACCAATAGTAATAGCAGAAGTATTGTTATCAAATATCCAAGCCCCAGACACTTCCTCAGCCTCATCAAGCATCCCAACACTAGCCACATCAGATAATGCCCCGGAAGTTATCTGAGCACCACCTATTGTAAGACCAACCGCAGAAGTTATTTCAGCAGCAGCAAACCAGCCTTTAGTTATTCTAGAACCAGTAGCTCCGATATCACCTGATGTGAATATGCTATTTGTCAGGAAATCAGTATCTCCACTTACGTGAAATTCTCCGTCTCCATCATCCCATTTAATATACTCTGCTGTTAGACTACCATCGTCTGCAAAATACAATGGTGCATCAACATCTCCGGTAGTTGTATCACCTATAGCCACCTGGGTACTTGCTGTAATAAATCTAAATAATACGCTGGCAGAGGTGTCTATATCCTGGGGCAGTGATAGTGTTATTGTTCCATCAGTATCATCGGTAACTATTATCATACTGTCAGACGATGATGTAACCCAATCCACTAGGTCAGTTTCAGCTAAATTACCCGATGAATCCATCTTTACGAGCCTATCGCTTGATCTTGTTCCTCCAGTTACAATTAACGAGTCTACAGTTAAGTAATGAATGTTATCAACATCCCTATTTGCGTCAAGAATCACAGCTTTGTTTGCCTGTCCAGTACCATTAGTTACTGAGACAACCTTTAATACGACTTCATCCAACTCTGCCCCTGTGTAAGTACTTAAATATTGCCCATAAGCAGTATATACCATTAACAGGATAAACGCCATCACAATAAAACTTCTAGTCTTCATAATTTCTCCTTATTCATTTTTTTGTTATAAATAACTCTCCGTTTTCTAGTAGATATTCTACAAATTCACCATCATCATTTCTTACGTAATATGTCTCTTCTAAATTTTGATCTACTCCTACTACAACGGGGTCTCCACCATTAACGGAATACCTTTCGTATGTCCCAGGAACGTCTGATGATCTCACAAGGAAATATTCTTCTGTATTCGTTTCTTTCTCCCCAAGGAATAACGCTCCGTCTTTCAATATATATCTAACATAAACGCCATCTATCTCTGTCCTGACATAGAAATATTCATAATCAGATAAAACAGTAGTAACCTGTATCGGTAATCCACCCTTAGTAATATATTTAATGTATACACCTGGTGTAGCTGTTTTTACATAGAAATATTCTACATCATCAACTTTATCTACTCTAACAGGTACACCGTCAATAGTGAGAAGCCTTTCATATACACCAAGTACGGTAGTCTTCACATAGATATATTCATCTGTAGTCCTAACAACTATAGGAACATAACTAAATCCTGTTAAAGCCAGATTACACAACACATTCATTGATACCTCCTATTGGTCATATTAGCCATATTAAAATATATGTCAACTACTTCATTGACATGATCATAAACTGAGTACCGTTAAAGTAGAATTCTAAACCTCTATAGTTATCTCTTATCAATATGCTTGCCAGCCCCTCAAATAACTGACCACCCGCTGCTACTACGGTTATGTTGTTAGTAAATGCGTTACCACCACTGTCTTTAACCCTAAATGTTCTACCATAATAACATTCGGACACTGGTATAGTTATTAAGCATGCCCCAGTGGTAGTCCTTTTTACGTCAAGAAGATAATCGGTTAGTAATAATGTGTATTCATCAACATCCACGACCGTTACATCCGTTAATCCCTCGAAATATACGGACGGAGTTGACCCTCCACCTCTGACTATACTCCCACTTAGCTTATCATCTCTATAATAATAGTCTGCTACAACCTCTTTATGTTTAAGCCCTTCTCCATAGATCGCCACTTCATCTAAAATTACTTCCATGCCATCCCCAAAGAATACTGGCGATGAATTTTCTACAATGCTATTAGAATAGTATTCTGACATATTTTCATAAGTTGCTAACTTAGAGTCAACGTACAGCCTTAGCTGTTTAAATTTAGATGACGAGCTATAGGTTAATGCAATATGGGTGAACCCTGGATGGATATTAGCAGTTAACTCATGCAATGTTGATATAGGAATCATAGAACTGTCAGGTATATATACCCCTGCATTACACACATATCTATCATATGTTACATTATATAACGTAGAGTCTGCCATCGAACTATCGTCAAAGTCAAGAACAGTTATCGTGCCATTTTTATTGTCAACAGCATAATCTGTCCCCTCAACATATAATGTACCACCAACACTTTCAACAATTACGTTATACATCCCTCCAATTTCGAGAGGGTCAGGTATAGTCACTGGGCTATTATAGTTAGATGTAAAAGTTGAATAATCATCAGATGGTTCTACATGTGTAACCAATGTCTCTATATGATAGCTGTTTCCCTTTTTTATAAGGTCCCCAGAACTTATGTTATCCGAAACAGCAATCAATGTCATAGCATCAGTCAGATTTACACTATCACTATGTTGGCATGTAACTTTATTATCACTATTAAGATGCAATGCGTATTGATTTTGACCCCTACCATAAACGTAATATGTATAGGTTATTTTATATTCTGTTGTTGTATTCATGCCACCTGTAATTGTTGGCGTTATTGTTCCGGCTATAATATCTATTGTATAGGCAATATCTTCTGTATATATAGTTAGGGAAGCATCAGTAACTGTAACATCACAGATAACTGCAACAGAGGCATCCCCTGCACCCGATCTTGCGGTACTAGCCCCAGTAAGGATGATCGCTACACCTAATGTTACTGGCGTAAAAAACTCAGCAGGTACTAATATGCCATCAATCGCAGCATTATTCCCATATAATGACAGATCCGTAATTATCCCACTCTCTATCGACCTCATGCCGTATTGTAGTCTCAGGTCATACTGGCTTGTCCTTAGATTAGTTATCTGTTGGGTAGGACTACTAAAATCTGGATTCTGATTCCTTAGCTTTACAGGATACTGATTCCCGTTTATAAGAATATCCAAGAGGGTTTGCTTGCCAAAGTTTGACTCTTTCAAATAATCTAATAGTGTTGTTGTCATTATAATTACATAATTACAATTAAGTCAGCGATGCTACTTTCTCTGCAAGGTAGGTAGAACTATATAATCTATTTGCTAATGCGTTCAGTATAGCTTCGTCATTTACAATCTGAGTAAGAAGCTCTGAAATGGTAAAGTTATTTACTAAAGTTAATACTGATGAATGATCTTCTCCATTCCCAGTTGAGTGGGTAGTATTGGTAGATACTTTAGTTATTAACGATTCTTCAATGTGATCCTCTGCAACTTTTATGACACCACTGCCATTGTCTTCAAACACGTTAGTCCAATCTATCAGCGATAATATATCTTTATGGGTAATTAGGTTTGATATCAGCTTTGGTGGCAAATTCAGTGTACCAAAATATCTTGGATCATATCCTTTTACAAGTGCCCAGCCAGTTCCAGGGAATGTAGTACCATCACCAGTAAACACAAAATAGTTATCTTCTCTATTTGGATTATCACTAAAAAGATCGTCTGTAGCCATTTTTTTAGTCCATATCCCATTACCCTGATGTTCAAATGCAGCATAAGCAATAGTACCTTTATAAAGACCATTACCACCTGCATTTCCAGTATCTATTTGCCAGTGAGTATACGGATATTCATCTGGGTCACTAACTAAATGGCCCTTCTTTGCATAAACCAGTATTACATCTCCGTCAGCTTCTAAATATGGATCGCCGTCAGCCTTGAATATAGGAACAACAAACTCGGTCTTGCTTAATATCTCAGACATTATCTCTTCTTCATTCTATATGCAATTACATTGCCCGTAGAAGCCGGTGTTACTGTTAAGCCTGTAAAACAGCCCTGGACTATTGACCCTGCCGGAAAATGTATGCCAACATGGGTGCCAGTATAAAGCTCTTCATCTGTTATAATGGTAAATACTGTTTCTGCCATAAACTGAAGGGTATCATAATACACTCCTGCGGGTGATTCATTATTTGTTACACCGTGCAATACATCCTTACCATAAAGTCCATATTTCCTTCCGTCTTTACCTGATTGCATTCTAGCTTTTGTTTTTGCGTCTAGTTGCATAATATCTCCCTATTCTCTTATTTTCGCTATTGCCAATGTTATCTTATCATATAGTGCCGGATCTTCATGTTTATAACTTGCCAAATGTGAATCTCTAACTTCTTCACTCATCGCAGTTAACTGTCTTGCTATATTTGTTGCAAGTTTATCTTGTTTCTTGATTAATTTCTTATCTTCTTCTTGTTTCTCAAACACAGCCCTCATGTTATCTATTTCGGTATTTAATAGGTTCTCATAATATCTCATTATCATTATTCTAAATTCCGTTGGAGCATATTTGTTTATCTCATTGATTTTACTCATATAGATTGACTTATTATCTTTATGCTTATATATTTCCATAGCGTATCTTTTTGCCTGTTCAAGTATCACCATCTGTTTTTTAACTTCGCCTCCTATAGTATCCAACAAATCTGGGTAGCTTTCGTTTATTTCCTTAATCAACTCTTCTTCTCCACCCGGTGCAGAGTTTATTATCGCTCCAACATATCTTTTTACTGTTTCATTCTTAGACATATCCATAATCCCGTCATAATGATTAGGATATTTACCTTTTATTTCCAACATTACTTTATATTTCTCTTCACCCTCAGGCATATTGGATAAGCTCTCAACGGTTTTCATAACTTCATCCTCTGCCGGGGGTGGAACAGTTACGATTTTACTTTTACCTTTCTTTTTGCCCTTTCCCTTACCTGTTTCGCTGTTTTCAGATACAATCGTTCCCTTCTCAATAAGAAATCCCCTTGCCTGCTCTTTACTTAGTCTCCCCATCTGCTCTCTTTCTGAATCTGTGAGGCTTTGCTCCCCTGCATTTATGAGCATTTCTTCCTGTTCCTGCTGTTGCTTATCCCTTATCTTTGTTTCTGCTTTATTCTGTGCTAACATCTGCTTCTCAACACTTTCTGCTTCAATATTCATCTGTTTCTTCATGCTATCTATTTGCATTTTGCCTTGTTCTTCTAGCATTTTTAGTTGAGCTTTTGTATTTATCTTTACAGACTTTCTTTCCATCTTTGTTTGCATTTTTGCATTCATATCCAATAGTTTTTTCTCACTGGCTATTTGCCTTGCTATATCATCATTCTGTATGGCACTCATAACAAGGCTGTCTTTTAACCTTTCTTTCCTTTCAGCCTCTCTTCTATCAATCTGGTATTTATCAACAACCTTTAACCTTGCTATTTCACCTAATCCAGAATTTTTACCTATCTCTTCTGCCTGAATAGCATTCGTGTCATGGTCGTCATTAATTCGTTTCTTCTCTTCTGCATAGTTAACATTATAGTTATTGTAATATGTCTGCTTACTTATATCACCAGCTTCCATGCCTTCTTTTAGATAACTATTTTCCGCCATAGCCTCAACAAGCCTAGGCACACCAAGTCTAATAGAACATTTACCACTGAGACCCATCGTGTCATTTATTATATCAGATATATCATCTAACAACCCCTGTAGTATGTCGGCTAACACTCTAAATGAGTTTTCAAGTATAACCGTAGAAACATTCTGACGAGACCATGTTGCTCCTCCGTAAATGAATTCTATAGGTACACCTATTTCGGCTAAGATATCCTGAGTATTACTTCTAACCTGGGCATCTGTAACTAATAACTTACCATTACCCCAGAAATCTTTACTACCAATCTCTACTGGCATTACTGGGATATAGTTCGGATCCTTTAGCCATTTATTTATTTCTCTCCTCATCGCATTCTTGAAATTAGGCATATCAATGGTGTTTTGGATAGGTCTATCCATCGCTCCTCTATCTATTGGGAATAATGTCCTAAATGGGATTAAGAATGTTTTTGATATGTTCCTGTTCGCCGCCATATACGCTTCGTTCATTGATAAACTTCTAAATGCTCTTGCTAATGGGGGCATAGGTTTACCATTAACTCTCGAAGTAGGAGCTTCAAATACATGTATCTTATCAGAACTGGCTTCTATCTCAAATGTATTACTCTGAAATACAGCATCTATATATAGCTTAGGGGTTCCACATAATATAAAATGATCACCTTTTTCTATCAATCTTATCGTTTCTGGTGGTATCTTATATATCCACTTTGTTTCCCCGGTTATATCATTCCTTATCGGTCTTACCTGATAAGGAGACCAAACGCCAATACTAATTTTTGACGGGTCCTTAATATTAGTATCAACTGACTTAAAATTATAAGTTCTCCCATAGTTCTCGCACTCACTGTTAGTACATTTGTACCTAAATTTGCCTCTTCTAAATCTATATGTCTTTTTCCCATTCTCTATTAGGTCACGAAGATCATAAACATGCCCACAACTCTTGCAGACTATCTGCTTTTTAATCGGTTTCATAGGTATTGCTACAGTTAATCCATAAGTACTATATTTCATACTTATTTCCATAAGCCTTTGCCTAAGTCCAATCTTTCTTAATATAGCTTCAATGTTTTTCTTTTTGTCAGGCTCGGCAATTATATATAAACTAGATATTGGATACATTGCTCTTTTTTCAAGTGCGGTTCCTACAACGGTATATGCAGAGTAATATTCCGCATATCTATACAGCCTTTCAATGTCTCCCACCTGAGCTTGATACCCAACACCACCATAGTATTTACTATCGAATAGTATCCGCTCTAATCTACTGTCTCTTGAAAGAACTTTATCCTGTGGAGTTGCCATTATAACTAGGGATTCACTACGTTTTCTGTTTGTGATCTGTTATTGTTTTTTTTATTGTCTTTTTTGTCAAGCCCTAGCATATTTTGCTGTATTAACTTATTTACCGTTCCAGACAGATTGCTTTCAAGTGACTCTAATGGGTTACTAGGTCTTGATGATGATAAAGTTTTAATTGTATTTACGTCCATTACTCCATACTCTGCATGTTTTCTTATCACCGACATTAAGGCAAAGGGTAAATCCAAGTATGAAGGGTTTGCATCTACTATAGTGTTAAATAAATCATCAAACAATTGAGCATTGCTATCATGTAATTTCTTCATCTCTGGGTATTTTGCTATAAGCTTATGCTTGACGGCTGGTTTTTTAATTTCAGTAATGCCTTTATTACCTAAGTAAGCCAATGAACTCAACGATCCAAGAACTAACGCAGACTTTGCGATGTCATCAATAACTTCTTTGGTTTTACCTGTATATAGCTTCGTTGCTGGACCTAAACCAAAGCCTCCCTCTTTAATCATTACCTTTAGATCATCATCTATGATCATGCCAATTAAATCACTAGCTTCTTTCTCTTTATCCACTTCCAAGAGTATTTCAGCTATTTTACACTGGGCTAATGTTCTCATTAAGATATCGTCGTTTAGAGATGCCATTTTATTAGCTGTTTCAGTTATGACATTACCGGGTTCTATCTCATAATCGTCAAACTCGTTGCTTTCCATGTCACCTCTAGAATCATCACTAACGTATCCGTCGGAAACCATTCTATCAACGATTTCTTTAAATACCTCGGCAGTGTTCTTGTCATTATGCTCACCCCAAGACTTTTTCAGTGTATCATATATCTCTGGGAGTTGAACCCCTGATTGATACAAAGTTAATACCTTGTTGTATAACCCTGCCGATAAACCATCCCTCTTAACAATCAGAGAGTTTAGAATATCTGCATTATCTACCCCGGCCTCCACTGTATTAGCAGTTGTCTTTTCCTTTACATCCTTCTCCATTTGTTCCCTTAACCCATCTTCAACAACTTCCGCTTTGGCTATCTTATCCATACTATTAGGTACTCCACTTGATATAGATACGCTTATAGTCATTGCAACTTTTCTTTTCGGATACATCATTTCCAATACATCTTCTTTCTTGGCAATATCGAATGTTGCCAGCTTGTCCTGAGTATATTTACCCAGGAACACCCTATGGTTAGCAATAGGGCATATCAACCCTACCTCTAAGTTATTTACTCCATAATCAACTGCTACCTTAGCTATTGATTGGGACAGGGTATTCTTGCCCTCATAATATTCGGCTATAGCTTCATCTGCTATTTTATTTAACATTGATTCTTTATTCATGCGGTACCCCTTGTAGATATGCTCGCCTGCTATAAACAGGCGAGCTATGATAATTATTTATACAGCAGGTGCTGCAGCCGGAGGAGCTTCTGTACTAGCTGTTATTGTTGCTACTTCCTGTGCTACTTGTTCGCCAATGCCCTCAGATACCTGTGCTACACTCTTAGCGGCTTCTGGGGTTAACGCTTCCGTTCCACCAGCAGCTTCGACGATGATTTTTGCAGCAGTTTCTTTGGCAGTTTCTTTTACTTCTTGTAATGGTGCGTCCATCCCTTCCATGCCTTCCTTGATCTTTCCATACGTTCCTATATCAACAAGAGTTGCTACCTTACCCATAAATGCCTCAAATAAACCATCCTGCTCTTCGGATAAACTTGCTTCCTTACCATTCATAAACCCATGAGTAAATCCCTGTCCCCAAGCTACGTCTTCCGCATACTTCTCTTGAAGTTCTTCCGGAGTCATTTTACCGATCTTATCATCAATCTCTGATGCTACTTTTACGTTTTCATCATTAGGGATGCTTTCAAGGATACCAACAGTAATTTCTGCTGCTCTCTTTACGATAAAGTCTCCAAGTTCCTCAGGAGTTGTAATCACTACACCCTCTTCCTCTGCGATCTTCTGCATCTCAGCTTCGTATGCTTTCTTTACAACAGCATCACGTGTCAAACCTTCCATTACTTCAGCAGCAGTCTTTTCTGCATACTCGTCACCAGTTACACTTACTAGCTCCTGTTCAGCAGCTATCTTACGGATTCTTGCACTTACGTTTTCATCTTTCATCTCTTACCATCCTTAATAGTTTTAATTTTACTCATTATATTTATTCCCGGTATATTACTTACCGTAACCGCCACCTTGATATTTCTTGTGCAAATACTTCTGAGCGGCCTCAGGACTAAGTTTAACGTTACCAGTAAATTGGTTCATGTCCATGCCTTTTCCCTTTAAGTATTTCTTGTCTGCTCTAACCATATCAATGTAGTTTTTAATATAACCAGTACCAAGTCCAATAGCTGCTCCAGCCACAGCACCAGGTCCTGTGCGTTTTACCAATCTACCTAAACCAGCCCCGACGGCTGCACTTGCGGCAGGAATGCCTAAAAAGTTCACTGGCATGTTTTTTGTCCTTGCCTTAATAAGGTCTTTTTTTGATAACACTGATTTAATCCCTGTACCTGAGGCTCTCATTGCCCTAGTTGCTGCCATATTCCTTCCCCAGTACCCTGGTTTCTTCCTTTCGTCCACTGCCACCTTAAATATAACAGGACATCTCATAATCTTCTCCTTTACTATTTACAATATCTATGTTTTACTTATTAACTATAAGACAAAGCAACAATATTTGTCAATATTTATTTTTTCCTCATCTTATATTGGAACTTCGGACTCTTCATAAAGAACCTCTGTGCGAGCATTGTGTATATAAGAGTGTGGAGCCAATCATCTGTTCCATTCTTGCCATATGTAACCCTCTTTAGTGCGTCATTTGACTTGGTTATATTAGTTACATCAGTTATATATTCCGACACTTCCTGAATCCTTGGGAACTCGAATTCACCCAGCTTAAGTCCCTCTATGAAATCCTCTATCGCGTTATTCCTAGACACAACCCACTTGTTAGCATTTATATAGTATTCATAGAAATCAGCTATTACTCCAAGGTATTGTATCTCCATAACTCTGCCAACACCAAGTTCTTTAATGATACGCTGATTCTCTTTATGACCAACGCCATAATCGCAACCCAATATCTTAACATTAAATAGATTCAACCAATGTATTATATCAGTAAGAACACTATTTGGGCTGTCTGAATCAAAGTCAGCTATTTCATAGTATCTTCTGACGAATACAGATGTAAGCTTATTAGTTGACACATCATATCGTGATATATTCAACATTGTATAAGACATTATCTTGTCTTTACTTCTTCCCTGCGATGTTTCTCCTGCCCAGTCAAGTCCGGCAAACATATAGTCCCCAGAAGCATGACTAGCCTCGGCTTCACTATCAACGAATCTTAATAATGGATTGCAATGCCTTACCATGAGTTCCAACGGTATTGGATAAGCATCACCACTATACGATATGCCAAATACCTCATTCCATATCTTGGCTCGGCTATAAGTGTTGAGATCATACAGTAACGACGGCCAAGAAGTCCCTTTAACCATAAGCTCATTAATATGATACCCGGCAATATGCTTATCTGGAAATGCCGGAACCCACTGCCCATCTTCGGGATATATTCTTCTATGACACTTCCGGCAAATGAGCCCTTTTTTGCCCACATTATATATAATATCATCACTACCATCACCACCAAGAGGACCATTCCAGTAACCACAGTGCATACATGGCACCATCCATTCGTTTTGTGTCGACATATCAAATCTTTTCTGCAGAGCATTTGTAGGTTCAAGTGGAGTCCCTGAAACTATCAGTATCCTATATTTTGATCTTGCAGCACACCGTTCAATAACGACTGCATGTTCCTCTGGTATATCCTGAAACTCATCAATAAGTATCGCGTCGCCAGAAGCACCACGTGCCGATAGCACTGAATTATATATATTTGCTAACAATATTCGCGAATTGTTCAAATATCCAAAGTTTTTTACCTGCCTAACAGTCTTATTGTGGTCTCTATACCACACCGCTGTAACTACTGATTCTAAATTAAAACTCTTCAATATTTCAGACGAAAACACTCCTATTTGCCTATCTGTAGGCTGACATATTATAGTATTAAATGATGATCTCATTATGGAAAATGTTGATGCCAATGATCCACATGCCACAGATTTACCAACCTGCCTTGAACATTTCCATACCATTTTTCTATCGACCATCTCTGAATCTAATGTAAGACGTGGGTTATTAAATATATCAATCCAGAAGGGGAAATTCTCTAAAGAGTATGGGGCATCTTTGAAATTAAGTATCCCCTCTGCTACCGACGCAAGGGTAAATTCATAATCATCAAGGTTTGTATCTTCAATCCTAGCATCACTGACAGGGTTAAGTTTTATATTATCAGGATTTGCCTCTTTCTCGAATACTCCCCGAAGATATTCTATGCTATTGTTTTCGTTTAATGACTGCTGGCTCATCTTGCTCAGGTTCCCTTGTTAACCTACTTTCGTTTCTCTTTATCTGTGCTAAAGTATGATCATTTGACCTTGTTACGATACGGGTAAATATTCTATCAAGCTGTTTCCTGTGAAAGTCTTTACCTTCAACACCTTCATCCTTTCTTATGCCTTCCGATATTCTTGAATGCTCTGAAACAACCCACGGTGGTAGATTGTAATTCTTTGTATAAAATGATTGCATTATCATATTATGGCATCTACCATATTCCTCTTTCTCCATTTGCATTCTATCTTCGTCACTTAATAAACCGAAAAAACTATATAATACAGCAGGAGATGTAAATATAAGTTCCTTATGGGTCTCGTAGAAAGTGTTTTCCGAATCCATATCAAGATATGTCGAGACATCAATATCCCTGCTGGCTCCATGCTCTCTCATATTAGATAATGTAAAACGCCAGTAAAAATAATTGTAGCACGAGAGCTTTACAGTACTTGATTTACCTGATCTCTTCTTTCCGGCTATCCTCGCCCAGTTTTTCTGTATCTCCTCAATAGGGACATTCATTAATTCAGCAATTTCCAGAAAGGTTCTCTCCTTTCGATTAGCAAGTATGGATACAACGCTTTGATAATCTTGACTATGATGCTTTTTAAGTGGAAACCCCGTTGAGTGATATATTATGTCAAGTAAGTGATCGGAATACTTAAATTCCTCAATGGTTTTCTCTAATATATAAGGCTCCTTGGTCTTACTCTTTGGAGACAATCTCTTCTTATTCTCTAACATCATTTCTTTACCACCGGGCAAGACCTTGCATCTATCAGCAATAGCATCCATATATCTATCGTTTAGGACGGTAAAACCCTGTAATGCCGTCCTTGCCCTTATATCATCGTGACTTAATCCAGATAACATCATAGCTTTTATATATTGCTCATGAGGTATTATCCGAACCGGTACTGTAAATTTACTCATTGTCCCTGTTTTCCCCCTTTATCTCATTATATAGAGTAGTTAATGCTTTAAATGCTCGTTCAACTATATTACTATTAAGGTCTACACGGGACAACCTGGTTAAGAGTAATAGCTGGCCTATTCTATCTATAGAATCATCTAACAAAGGAATAATATCTTTCACTCCTTTTGAGTTATTGTCGTCAATGAACTCTACCTGGCTTATATTCTTAACGATATCAGACACGTTTGCAAACTTGAAGTTATGATTTGGGCTATTATTGAACCGGACTATTGCCTGCTTAATTGACTTATCATCCTGTACAGCCTGTGCAACCTTAAACCATTCACCCCTATATTTATCTACTATAGAATATTCTTTGCCACCCTTGCCTATCTCAACTTCCGCAGTCTTCTTTATGTTGTAATCTGTATCGTATTGAAGATCGTCAATGCCACCTATATCTGCACCCATATAGTTTCTTACATACAAATTAGCAGCAGACTTGGTTAATCTATTGAGCTTAACACCACCTATATTGACCTCATATTCGTCTTCTGCTATCTTACTGACAGATATGGTTTCAGAGTATTCAGCAATCTTCTTCCCCATTACATTACCGACATATTCAGATGGCTTTTCAACCCCTATTCTTTCACTTGGGAGGCAGAATACCCGGTAATTAGAAGGCAATAGCCACACGTCTCTGCCGGTATTCGATATTACACTGTACTCTCCTGAATCCATTTTTGTTTTATCTGCCTTTATAGGCTTTGTCACTGGCTGATTCAACCATACCCTTATACCCTTACTGGTTTTATCTGACATGGATATATCTAATAACTCTACTACTTCATTCTCTTTACCTAAGTTAAACTTTTCAAAATCATCAACAACATATGGGATGCTAATATTCTTAGGATATGATATAAAGACAACATTCTTACCAACTAATCCCTGAGTTATACTAGCTTCTTCTAGGTCTATTCTTAATTCTTCACGCTCATTATCATTATTTTTAGATAAGTTAACCCCATAAATATCCCCATACTGCCAAGATGTTGGATCTCCGCTAAGATTATACTCACTAATTGACATAGGTGGCCCGTTAATATTATGGGTGTCCTTACCAAAAGTATCATCTTTGTCATTAGTTTTCCGCTTGTAAGCAATAAATAATACTGATTTATTGCCGTCCCCAGTTATGCTAAACAAGGGAGTAATAGCTTTACCTAAACATGGCTTTTCGTTAATAATTACTTGATAATTACCAGATAAAGTTATTTTCTTTATTGGTTTTATGTCTTTCTTAACAACCTCAGGAGTTAACCATAATGACTCCGCGACCTTATTGATTCCACACTCATTACGAATTTGGGTAAGCTTATACTCCGGCAGGTTGTTTAACTGTTCTACCCTCATTTCTCCATTAGCTTTCTTTCTCATAGCTACACCGTTATAATGGTATGGGTTATCTTTATCCTCAGTAACAATATAATCAGTAGCAAACTCCATCTCATCTATACACGTTGCTGTCTTCATCTTCTCTATCTGGTCTGAGCTTATGATTGTTTGCCCCGGTATCTCTTCAAGTGCAACCAATATAGCGTCCCTAGTGGCTGCCCCCATTTTAAACCCACTTGGATGCCCCTTATCATCAACATCATTCACCTCAAATATACTTGAAATATAGTCCATCTGCTGAGAATGATCAATTTCTTCGTTGTGTATTACCCCATCATCCATTTCCATGAGGTTCTGTCTTATGTAATCATAATCAACTGGGATAACTCTTCCGGCTCTAATAGCTATATTAGGTTCTATCACTTTGTTGTCATCTACTATTATTGGTACTGATATTGAGTTGTCTCCATATCTCCACGCTATCGTACCCACGGCATTACCAGTCTCTTGATTAATCTCAGAGAACTTTACAGAGCGAAACCCCTCGGATAATCGCGGATACTTATCGTTCATATACTCATTAACCTTTTCTGCCCACTTTGCCTGGTCAATTTTTTCCAACGACAGCGAGGATATCTTAATCATTGGGAACGGGTCTATCTTTCTCTTTAATAATTGCATCTTATCTCCTTTATATATTTATATTCTACTAATTGGTGGCTTTAATCCCTTTACGGTCTTAAATGCGTTACCAAATTGCTTCAATGAACTACCTACCCATAAACCTTTGAATGCAAGATTACCAGCAGCCCCTAATGGCTTCGTTAATTTCTTTAGATTTAGTCCCTTACTAATATTTACCTTAGGCCTAATCATCTTTTTAACCTTAAATCTACTAACATCACCTATATTACCTATTTGATCATCAAATGAGTGTAACTTTATATTAGCAGCAGCCACTTTCAGCATAATAGGACATCTCATATTAGCATCTCCTTCATTATCTGTATGTCTGCCACTTGCTACTATACTTGTCAACATATTTATAGAATGAGACCTTTTTTCAACTTTGCGAGACACTACATTATTAACAGCAAAGCCATATTGTTTATTCCCATTGCTATCGGTTCCTATGTATGGACCTCTTTTCATCGAAGCTGGTACATTATCTATTTTATAGTTATCGAAATCTCCACGGGTGAACAGCCTTGGTTGAGCTACCTTAAACAATTTCATCGCACTAACCGGCTTCCCGGTATTGCCCTTCATCACCCATTCCTTGAAATGAGGTATTGTCATTGCAGTAATCTTCCCACAAGTCCATCCCTTCTCATAGTTATCAAGATAGGTTTTCCGAGCTTCGTCTTCTGTCAATGCTCCGAGGATGCATTTATGCTCATCAAAGCTGCCATCCTTGTTTACCTGATCTACAATATAGACAACCGGGCTTTTAGGATGTTTCCCCATGAAAATATCAACTGCATCACCATCTGCCATTGACGTTGTCCTCGAAAGATACCCATAATCATTCTTCATTGTGATTGACCACTTCTTTCCCTCTGGGCTTGTCCCGGATCGAGTACTTCCCTTTGGGTTTTCAAGTTTGATCACAAGCCTATTCCATTTGAATGTACCCTTTTTATAGTTCTCTGCTTCTATCTGAGCTTCGGAAGGATGTATGTTAGTGTCTTTCCTTGCTACTATGATATCGTGAGCCATACTTGCATATTTGATCGATAGAGGTAAGATTAATTCACTTCCCCCTTTTTTGCTACGCATATTGTGTATAGCATATGCTCCTGCACCGATGCCGACAGCACCAATCCCATACCTGTGCGGGTGCTTTGCAATGTTTTTGACTAACCTGCGAGGTATTGATTGTTTGGTCGCAACATCCCATGCTTTACTAAATTGTTCTTTGTTTATTTTAATACCAACTCCACCTTTACCATCAGCAAATGTTTTTAAACTATCGAATACCTTGTCTTTATCATGCTTGAATATATTGCTCAGGGTAACTGAACTCGCTGTACCTCTCCCACCAATAATCCCACCATCTAATTTCTTCCCTGGAATGTTAAATACTCTTTTATTTTTGTGCTGATAAATATTTATTCCCTCAACAACTTTCTTCTTGTTCCTTGATGAGATATCTCCAAGATAAACTAAGCTGTCTCCAATCTTTTCAGCATCCTTATTGTTCAAAAATTTTCCATCATAAAGAAACCTGTCGATTTTTGATGTATCAGTGTTCTGATTCCATATGAAAATATGTGATCCCTTACTTGCCTTGGCTATCTTTGTTATTATTGTTGCTCTTTTAAGCATTATTGGGCATCTCATGATTTACTCCTATAACGGCATCTATAATTACGTCTGGTCATCATCCTTATCCTTATTTGACAGAGCTATAGCCCCAGCTCCTACAAGAGGGATTGCGGTTACTCCTCTTGCTATGTTCCTGCTCCGAATAGCTTTATTTAGCCCTTTATAATTTCTAGAACTTACGGCTACATTTTTATATACACCATGGGAGTTCGTCTCAAGTCCATGAAACCCTTTTAATACATCACCTAACCCCACATAATGTGGTGTATATAACTGCCCCAAATTCTTTTTGGCTTCTCTTACGTTTGCCCCGCTAACGTTTTTAACATATTTTTTAACAAGACCAGAAACACGATTTAGTAATCTGTTTGGTTTCTTAGAATAACCTATTAACCTAGTGGGTGACGACGCTACTTTCAACATTATTGGACACTTCATTTTTTTACTCCTTTATAACTCAACCATCTTTTTATCAAGACCTAACCTATCAACTCTATCTACTCTGTCTATGTATTCCTTGGACTTTTTTAGCTTCCGTTCAACTATT